ATAGAGAGAACCCAAGAGTTTCAAGCATTGAACCCTGCTAGCTGGTGGGAAGTTATCGTCTAGTGAGTGCTGGACTAGCTGCTGAACTAGGAGTGCCTTCAATTGTGCAGGGTTTCGGTGTTTCTCCGCCTCTATTGCTAGCTTGTACGCCTCGACCTCTTGTTGAATCCTTGCGTCTGCAGCCAGTTTGTACGGCGCGCATACGATAGTGCTCTGTGCAGCGTCTACCTTGTACGCATCCCTATATGCCTGTGCTTTGGTCTTTCCCATTGCCACGGCCTTAGCGAAGTCTCTTTGCTTTGTTGTTAGCTTGGGTTGTTTCCCTGTTCCGCTACTTAGTAACGTCTCCATAGGGATAGTGTCCAACCCTTGGCGTATCTGCGCCCGAGTGAGTTTTTGAGTCGTCTGTTTAGCCATTGTTGTTACTGCCTGAGTCTATTGTGACTAGCCGGTATGAATTGAGAACGCGCCGAATATACCACGACCTCGAAGTCTGTGCCGCAGCCTGGACAACCAATACCGCCCGAAAATATTTTTCACTGGCTTGCCAACTTTAACAAAAAGTGTGTTGTAATATCAGACATGGCTTCATCCGAAGTCATGTGTACCACCATCAAAGGAGTCTTTATGTATACCGCGCAAGTCAATTCGTTTGGCAACATCATCGTCTGCAAGGGTGACGTTGTCCGCAACTCTTACCGCATCATTCACGTTGGCACATACGCTGAATGCTTGGCTATCAAAACAGGGGGAAACGTATGAAATCCTACGGCATGAACTGGATAGTGACCGCGCGAGACGTTGACGGCACGAGCAAACGCAAGTACACAACCGCAGACAAAGCGCGGGAACGATTCGAAGAGATGTTTGGCTACCCCATTGCAAATGCCGTTTGGGATATGTTGCCTGAGATGGACGATTACCCTGAGTGGACGAGCCTTCCCTACATCAAGGGAGTATCAGACTATGGTTGTGTTGTCTCTATCGAATGGGAAAACACTAGCCACGCCGACATACCCGAAGAACAACTGACGAGCCTTTAGTAGGCGAAACCGGCCTCGCGCCGGTCTTGTTCAACATTATCAGGAGTTAAAGATGCTTACCGACCACAAAAACGACCTTTTTGCTACCCACGAAACCATGCCCTCCGCCCTGCGTTACGTTAACGACCTATGCGCTGCCGCTGCCAGTAGCGCAGATTCCATCGCTATCCGTACCGCAGCCGCCGTCATCCTCAACACCGCCATCGAACTGCACCGCGCAGAAAAGAAGGTGCTGGTGGACAAGATAAACGAAATGTCCGCCCGCGCGAACCCAGTTACCGCCCTGATGTCGCTGGTGCGTGAGCAAGTGCGCGAAGCAATCGCTGAGCAAGATGTGGGCGAACTGATTGAGAACTGGATGGCAGACAACCTAGATGACAAGATACAAGATTGGAACAACGAAAACGTGGACATTGAAAATGCCGTGGAGGAGTACATGAGCAAGCAATCAATCATGGACGACCTGATTTCAGAAAAAATAGGCAGCTTTTTCAGCAATAACACATTCAGCATCGAACCCAACTAATGCAGTCCGCAAGCCCTGCGAGTCAGGGTTTGCTGGCCAACATTGGCCTCTACAAAGGAGTTTCTATGATTGATAAGACCCTGATTGCCTACGACATAGCCTGTGCCGTACTGGCAACCCTGTTTATTTACCTCGGCCTGACCAATGACGGCCTACTGTACAAACTTGCCCTGCTTTGGGGTGGTGTGCTGGCTGGCTACGTCATCACAACCTACCTCAACTGGGAGGCCGTATGAACGAAGACAGACCAAGCCCCAACTACAAATCAGCCAGCGAGTGCGCCATTGATGAGCAAGCCCGCGAGTATGAGGAGTACGAAGAGTATGACGACTATGACTTTGATGACGAAGGAGAAACGACATGAGAACGCTATTCGTTGAGAAATCGGGAAACCGCAAGGTAGGCCCGATTCCTGTAACGTATCGGGAGCGCAAGTCTTGCCCTCCGTCCTGTACTTGGTATCGCAAAGGATGCTATGGGGACGATTTCCATACCTCCCTTGCTTGGAACAGAGCAGACCGCAGCGGCCTGACCACACCGCAGTTAGCCGCCAAAATAGCCGCGCTGCCGGACGACCAACTGTGGCGCGGTGAAGTGGTGGGGGACATTGTGGGCAAGGGTGAGCGAGTGGATGCCTACGAACTGGGGCTAATTGTTCGCGCCAACTTTGGACGCCGCGGGTTTACCTATACGCACAAGAAGTCAGCGCAAGCAATCAGGTGGATACGCCACGCTAACGCATGGGGTTTCACCATTAACCTGTCCGCCGATGATGCTGGAGAAGCAGACCGCCTAGCCGAACTCAAAGCCGGCCCTGTGGTGTGCATTGTGCCTGTGGATACGCCCGAGCATTCCTACACACCGGCTGGAAGGCCAATTGTGGTTTGCCCAGCGCAGACCCGCGACCTTACCTGTGCCGTGTGCCAACTGTGCCAAAACGTGAACCGCAAGAGCATAGTAGGGTTTCGCGCCCACGGCACCAAAACCAACCTAGTCAACCAACGCGCAAGCCGCGTAATACCAATTGCGAGGATTCAATGAAATACCTAGTACGACAATTTTTTGTAGTGGAAGTGGAAGTGGAGGCAGACGATGCCAACCACGCGATGGAACTGGCTGGGTGCCACGATACCGAATACAACCTGACCGCCCAGTACACGGAACAAGCCGGTGGCCCAGAAGTGGGACGCGCCTTTATTGATGACGAAGTTTTACCCTTGGAGGATTTATGAACCGATGCGACCATACCCGAGCCGATAGCTGGTGGGAACATGACGGACGAGGCATTCCCCTTGCCCGAGTGTGTGCCAAATGCCAAGAAGCCGTCCTGTCCAAGTACGACCCGAAGATTTTCGAGTACTACTCACAAGCCGATGTTGACGAACAAATAGAGGACGACCAATGGTAATCACAGAACCGAACCAAATACTGCATTTTCGGATGCTGACCCTACGCGCTGGCCTGAGGCTGGAAGTCAAGGGACTAAAGCGCAGCGGACGCAGTTTCTACTCAATCATTAAAAAGGAGTTTGACCTCAAGGGAAGCCGCGAAAGCGTGCTGGAACAGTTTGATTCGCTAATCAAGCAGTAACCCCTCTAAGCCCTGCCGCGCAGGGTTTAGGGGACGCTATTGTCCGAACTACTAGGAGAAAGTTATGCCCAACTGGTGCGCCAATTCCTGCCGTATGACGGCCCCACAAGACAACCCCATGATGGGGAAGATACTGGACGAACTGAAAAAAGGCCATCATGCAAAGTGGTTTCAAGCCGTCAAGCCGGTGCCGCAGCCGCTGATGGATGCCGTCGCTAATCATGGTGAATTGTCAGACGAACAAAAGAAGCTGGTGGAGGAGTTTGGGTATCGAAGCTGGTACGACTACTGCGTCGCAGAGTGGGGAACCAAGTGGGAAGCAGACATTCAACGATACGAGCAGGATGGCGACTCTATCATTGTTTACTTTGATACGGCATGGTCGCCGCCCGATGGCATATTCAAGGCAATGGAAGATGCTGGCATCGAAGTGGAAGCCGCCTACTGCGAGCAGGGAGTAGGATTTATCGGCTACCGCAAAGACGGCGAGGACTATGTGTGCGATATGCCTGAGTACGAAGATGACGAGGACGGCAGCACCTCCCAAGACTACTACGACGCAATCGACAAGATTTGGGAAGATGCTGGCATCACCCACGCACCCGCCAGCATGGGAGGCTAACCATGAACCTAGATTACAACGTATTCGCAGCCGCCTACCGAAAGAACGTCGGCAGCGCATCACCCACGACAGTATCCCAATTTATCGGACGGATGAAGGACGATATGGAGGGAGAGGTAGACCACGAAGAACTTTATGACGAGTTTGGTGAAGACTATACGTCCATCATGGATGCTATGGGGATGTGGGAGGACGGCGCAGCCTACGCACTCAAACTTATGAAGGAGCAGAAATAATGTACCGCGTTTACAACCACAACCACACCTTTTTAGGGGAATTCAAGACCCAAAAGGAGGCCAACGAAGAGGCTATGACCTATATGCGCGAGACCGGCAATCCTGCCTATGTAATGAAGGAGAAAGCATGACACTCGAAGATGGTGACTACGAACTGGTGGACGGCGCAGCATGGCTTGCCGTCAGAGGCTTTGCGGTGCGTATCTTTAGCAGAGAGAACGGCATTGATATACACATATACAAGAACGGAGCCGAGGACGAAGGCCCGATTTCCAGCACTTTTGCCGCAGACTCTGAACTGGAGGGAATCTAAAAGAACGGACGGAGGGATTCGGCAGCGGCCATGCTGCCTACCCTCTGTTCATAGTCGTTGAAGTCTTCCCCAGCCTCGCCTAGCCAGTAGCGTGAGGCTATTTTTTTGGCAGTCCCTACGCCCATCGGGTCGTTGTCGGCCACCACTATCGGGTTGTCCAGCCCTTTGGCTATCTCCAGCATATTCCCAGCCGAGAAACAAACGTGGATTGTGTACCGCTGCCGCAAGAGTTTCAGCGCCCGACGCACCGATAGGCCCGTAGCCAGCCCCTCGACTAGGACATTCGGCCCTTTGTTGTCTATCACGAGGCTTGCCCCCTTGGTCTGCTGCCCTGACAAAAACCGCTTTGTTCCGTCTATATTGATTAGCTGGAGGCCAACTAAGTTACCAGCCACCCGCATGGGGACAGTTAAAAGACCCTTCCATACCTTTGCCGGCTCGATAAATCCCTTGCGGACTAGGTAAGGATGCTGCTCTACTCTAACATTGTTAAAGATGAATGCTGCCTTTTTAGCCGCCTCGGACTGCTGCTTTACCCTATCCTCACGCTGCTTTTGGCGCTTGGCTGCAGCGTTTGGGTCAGGCACGAATGGTTGGTCGGATACATACCTGATGGGAGACTGGTGGACTGCATGGTTCTGTATGAGGCCACTTCTGCCGTCAAATATGTACGCGCCGTTCTTCTTGCGCGGATGGTCCTCTGTCGGCACTCTTACCCACCGGCCCTCGACTACATGGTCAATTATGAGGCCATTTTCTCTAGCAAAGTCTTCAAATGTCATGCTCTAGCCTTTGCCCAAGCGATACTGCGGCTCTTAATCCATTGGAGAGTCTTAAAGCTGGGTGACTTTACACTTTCATTAAGTCCGCGAGGGAATACCCCATACTTTTCTTTGTACTTGTATGCAGCCCAGCCGTCTTTAAAGCCGCGCATACGACTGTAGTACAGAATCTCAGAATAGAAACTTTGATTCTCGGCCACAAAATTCTTCTGGCCCATCTCCAACTCAACCATATGGCCTGGGACGTTTAGCACCTCCTTCATAGGCCGTGTCCAGCCGCACTCACCGCAAACCCTATCCGGCCATATCCAAAGCGCACCGCAGCCACCGCACTTGGAATCCTTTTTCTTCTTCTCGGTAGGTTCTTTCTTGGTTGACTCCGAGCCGTCATGCAACTCTGTAACGCCTTCCTCAAACAAACTGTCCCATTCTTTCCTAAAACGCAGGTAGTTTCCCGAGTGGTCTAGCCATATGCCATGCGTTTTGCCGTCGCAGGGTCGCATGATTCGGCCCATTTGCTGGACGTGGGAGGAAAAAGACTTGGAGAACGGCCTAGCTGACACTCCTATCAGCACATCAGGCACGTCAAAACCTCTAGTAAGGATGTCTGTGGCAATTAGTCCGTGAATTTTCGTGTCAGGGGCGCTGAAATCCTCGATTGTTTCCCTTTTGAAGTCATCATCCTCCTTGTAGGAGATGGAAACAAAGTTGTAGCCGCGCTCGTTGAACTGCCTGACAAGGTCCCTTCCATGCTCTACGCCGGAGGCAAACACCACAGTCTTTTTAGGACCTCCGAACAGTTGATTGGTCTTGTTAACCCACTCGTCAACTATATCGCCGGTAATCTGCATACCGCGTTTGGTTGTCTCATCCTGCGACCATTCGCCGGCCACCTTCTTAACGCCAGTCATGTCGATCTCTTTGGCTATAAAGATCTTGAGTGGGACTAGCCACTTCTCTTCTATCAACTGTCCCGTAGGCTTTGCTCCGACTACATGGGTGTAGGTAGAGCCCAAGCCGTCTGCAAATGGCGTAGCGGTCAGGCCAATGACGCGCATTTCTGGGCGTTCTTTGATGAACTCAGTTATTTTCTGACGCTGCACATGGCACTCATCAACGATCAGGAGGCCAACATCTGGAAAGTCATCCCTGCGCTCCAGGGTTTGTGCGCTGCATACCTGGATTCTTTCGAGTGGACGATACCGCCAATGATCTTGCTGCATCACGCCGTGGTTGATCTTGTACTTAGATAGGCGTGCGCTGGTTTGGTTTACCAACACAATCCTATCTAGCACCATCGCAACCTTGACGCCCTTCTTGGCCTCTTGGGCCATGATGTGCATGGCTACTTCTGTTTTGCCAAAACCTGTTGGGGCATACAACAGTTGGCAGCGGTGCTGGGCAAAACTCTGTTCGAGCTTCTCCACTACATCCGCTTGATGTGGTCTTAATTCAATCATGCTTTCTCCTGCTGGGAAACCGCCCAGCTTCGGTGTTATGCGGCCTTTTCGGCTCTGCGCTTCCAATATGTTATCTGCTTTAGCATCTCAGCGTTCTTGGACATGAACTCATCCCTGCTTTGCGTCATGGATTTAAGTTTAACCTCTAGCTCTCTTACTTGCTCACGCAGCGACTCAATGGTTTCTTTAACCTCGGCTCGCGCCTCTTCCGAAACAGGAAGCGAACGGACCGCCAGCATATCCTTGAGCTTTGTGTTCTCTTCAGATACCGCTGTTATTTCTGTGGCTAACTCTGTGAGCTTATCTTCATCCTCAAATGCAGGCTCAGGATATGCCGCAGGAAGTGCCTTACGGCCAATTTTTGAAGTGTCGCGGCGCTTGCCATCTTTACCAACAGTTGTTTCTTTCTTGAGGCCAATCGCTTTACGGACACGGCCAACAGTCATGTTGCTGACTAGGCAGATCTGAGCAATTTGCGTGTCTGACAAGTCGCCTAGCTCAATGTCTTCAAGCGCAAGCTGGACAACGTAACGGCGCTCTTCTGGTGTCCTAGCTTTGCCGTGCTGTGCGTTAGCCTTGAGAGAAGCTATAAAGGCATCGCGCTTGGTGCCTTCTGTGACGTTTGATTCAATGTCTTTATGCCCTGCACGTTTGTGTGCGTGCCAGCGGTGAAAGCCATCAGAGAGCCAGTAGTGCTTGCCGTCAAAATATAAATCGACTGGCGGGAATGCTTGGCCCTCAAGTATCTCTTCGGTGTAGTGCTGGACCAGGGTTTCGTCTAGCTCTTTGCGGGGTTGTGTTCCACCATCGAGGCGGATCTTAGTCAACAAGATTTTCATTTTTATCCTTAAGTAGTCGGCGCAGTTGCACCATTGCGTCTTTGAGATCACCTTGCATTTGCATGATGGCCTCTTGTTGTGCTTGCATCCTCTTGTAAGAATCAGATGCAAACTTTGCTAGGTTTTCATTGGACCAGGCTGCGAAGTTCGGCGTGTCCATTTTTCTCCTTTCTCGTGGTTGGTTTAGGGCAATTTTGCGGTGGCACTACTACACACCATACAGCAATCCATTGTTTTCGGTGGGCTATCCATCTGTCTATGTACGCATCGGGCATTGTTATTAGCGCACGCCGCATGGGCGGGGGTTCTTTCTCCAATCTCTCAGCTATCTCAGATACCGGCAACCCATCAGGATATTTTTGTAGCAGCATCCTTACGGCATGGTGGTTGGATTTATGCATTGCGCCCCTTGAGCTTGGATTCTGCATAATCAATGCCCAATTCCCACGCTTGTACTTCTGCGGCATTAAATAGCAAGCCATTTTCAAGCACTCGTTTACCATCTTTCTCCGCATCCGTCAGCCCTACCCATTCCCGCCGCACAACCAAAGGCCACAACTGACCAAGCGGTGTGAACAAGGGGTCGTTCTTGTCGGTACTAACGTGGTGGTTAGTGGGGTCGTACCATGCGATGGTCATCCGTTCTTCTCCTTGAGTTTGGCTTCAATTTGGTCAAACAGTTTGCGGGTATACCCCTTGATAGGCGTGTCGCCCCACGGCCCAACGATTTCTTTTATTTCCTCATCCGTCAGGCTTACCCACGGGCGCTTATAAACTTGGATGTCGTCGTCATCGTCTACTTTGCGCTTAGTGTGATGCACAAGGTACATCCCTTCCTCGTCCAGCGCCGCTGCCTTTTTGCTTTGATAGCCTGTCATCATTTCCCCCAAAATGCAAAAGCAATCATTGTTAAACCACCTACTACAAACACCACAGCAATCAAGCCCTTAACGCTGGCAGCAAGGTCGTCTATTAAGTCAGGCTCAAGCCCATTGCTTCGGTTGATGTACGCCTTGTTGGTTTCCTCGGCGCGTTGCTTGCGTATAGGGCAGTCACGCCCTTGTGTGCAGTTACCAAAATCGTTGCAGCATTGAGTCATTTGTTTCTCTCCTTGAGTATTGCGTCTGCCATCTTGTATGCTTCTCTTGCAATTTCATCGTCGGGCGGTGCGTATTTGCCTGATGTCGCCGCATAAGAAAGTAAGCCTTGCATAGCCAGCCCCGCGAAGTAATCACGCATGGTCATGTCCCTTGCAAAGCCGCCTGTCTTTACCATCCAGTCGGTGTAGTCTTTTGCGCTTTCAATGTTGTCTTTCATTTGTATTCCTCCAGTCGTGCGTTAAGGCGGGCAATGCGGGTAGTGTTGTA